CTGATGTAAAGTGCAATGCAGGGCCTTCTTGGAGAATATATGATACGACCCTGGCAGTTGTTCCTTCAAGTCCTGCTTTTACCGCATATTGAGCAGCAAAGTTATAAGAACCGTGTTCTTTATTAAAAGGAACCACATCCCTGGCAACTGCATAATAGAATGGCAATTGGGTGTGAGTTAGGCCACAAAGCATATTTCCAACAAATGAATTTGCCATCAATATGCTCCCAGCCAGAACTCTAGTTCTAGTTTCAAGAAGAATTGGATTTAGAGTGCTAGGTGCGTAATCCCAAGGTAGAGATCCGACACCGCTTGCAAAAGTATATCCAATTGGAATAGATTTTACTGCTTGTGCAAAAATTTGTATGCCAAAATTCAAACGATCAGAAGTGAAATCATCACAACCATTTTGTTGGAAAAGATTAGATACAGATTCCAAAGATAGTGGACCTGTGGCAATAGGAGAAATGTCTCTAAAGAGAGGTGAAGGCTGACGGAAAAAGAAATTTCCTACACTTTCAACAATCATAGATACAGTTCCGGATTGCGCAGCTCCAACTACTAGGGATCCAGCAACGTACATAACAATATATCCGCCAAAGGATTCCGGTCTTGTGGGATCTATATCATCAGTCATCCAGTGAAACATTACGTTTCTTTCGTCTTCTCCTTTATAATGAGTCCACTCAGTATTCTTGGGGTCAAGATCTTGATTAGGGTATGCGGTGAGAGAGGGGAGAGACATATTGTGAATTTGATCCATGGTTAGATTAGGTGGAAGCCATCCAATTCTGAATGAACCTCCATTGAAAGCGTTTGCCATAAAACGGGTTCTAATACCCATAGTTCCAGTCCATCCATTGAACATCTCCGATACGTGTCGAACATATTGGTGACATCTTTTTGGATGAATAGGAATTATAGCAAATACATGTCTGGGGAGCATTGTTGTGTCAATTGTAAATCTATTTAGATATACCCAATCGCGATACAATAGAAAGAGAACATCTTCCATTGCAGTTGTGTGAGAAATTTCTCCAGGATTAGATGATCCAACTTGTGGATCAGTCCTGGGAGTAGCCCCAAGCATACCTGCTTCGCCATTATCCATTGAGGTTCCAAGACCTGCCATTTTATTTTAGATAGTCACTTTATTTATATATGATTATTTAAACATGATAATGAAAATATTTACATATGAGTAATTAATACACTGAATATCCAAATTTCGCCATTGCATCTACCCAAATGGGTGGTTCTAGGTTAAGCCCAGTTCCGCTAGCACTTTTGAGAATTTCAGAAACCATTTTATTGTACGTTTCCTCTCCGTGAAGAGCAATCTCAGACCAAACTTGATTGATTGATCCAGATGCTATATCAGTGTTCGTTGTTGTTGGCCAATTAGTGTCCTTTATGACATAACTTGACGCGCCTTTCACCCAATGCAACATCTTGCCTATAGATGCCATCTCGAGGGGTCCTACGTACCAACCCTGTGTCTTCTTGAAAGTTCTTTTTAGAAAAGAAAGTTCTTCGAAGGGCACAAGATCAGGAACGGGTCCATCCTCTTTGGTGGCAGCAGTAATGCAAAATCCATATTGAGCAGCGGCCTTCGCAAAGTTATTGAAATGAAACCAAGGTTGAGCCTTAGGGGAGACTGTGCATGAGTTATCATCTCCGTAATCTGCCATGCATACATTTTCCATGAAATTATCAAATCCTGACATTTCTGGAGCGTGTATAGCGGCGAGATCATCCCAAACCAAACCATACAAAGCCCACACATCAGCAGAATTGCCGATAGCGGTATCAGTGATGCCAGAAATGACAGCCTGATCTAGCTTGTACAGCTTTTTGTTCCCGATAACATATGAACCTTCACATGCTCTGTGAAGTGTCATCCTAACGATATCATCCTCAAGTTTCCAATTTGGATCGCATCTCCGATATATTATATTGTACATAAGTGTGTTCGCCTTAACGAACTCTTTAGGTACAGAAGAATCAAAATTCTCCATATCGGATGCAAATCCTCTGTCAGAAACTCGAAGAAATCGCCATGCCATCACATTCCAGTCTTTCATGTGTTGTGACGTTCCCACTTTAATAGGAAGCGTCGCATTCATTTCATGGATCCTTCCAATCGCCGCAAGAAAATACTTCCTGTAAGCTAGAAGAAAGTCCATAGGACCGGAAAAGAAGACACGAGTCTTTCTCTTCTCTCCATATATCTTCTTTTTCTTAAGAACTTCGTCCTTAAGATAACATACATATGGATGGATGTGAGAAATTCCAACCTTGGCATCGTTGACAATTTGATCAACACGTTTTGATATTCTTTGGGAGTCTTCGTCTTCCTTGAAATACCATAATCCGTTCTTCTGGTTTTGATATAGGTAATCTCCCTTTGATGTTCTTCTTCCTGTACAATAAGGAAATCCAACTGATCCATTTCTGTCTATGTTGTTAAGACGTGGATATTCTTCCCAGTTGGGTCCATTAATGGATTCTGTTTTGGTAAAGACTCTGACGTCTCTACCTGACAACAACATTCTGTTGGCGAGATAGTTTCCAATGCGAGAGAACATTGCATCAATTTTATCAACATTCATTTCACCTCTAGGAAAAGATTTTCCATAACGAGATAATCCGAAGTTAAGAAATGACATCTCATCGGGATTCCTTGGATCTTTTCTATTCATAATGGATGGTTCGTGTATATCCAAATATGGCAAGAGAAGTCCAGTTCTATGAACTCTTGTTGACATGGGAGTGTAGATTGGGGGATTTACCTCACCAACCCATTGTAGACCTGTTTGGTCACAAGTTATTGCTTGTTCGAAAAGCGTCACTCCCTTTCCTTGCTTGACAGGAATGATAGCTTCTGGTTTTATTTCTTCTACCAGAAATTTGAGAACAAACTCACGAGTAATGTGAGCACATTCAGAAATCATTTCATGTCCTGCTCTATGAATTCCGCAGATCTTAGCGGCAAGAGTTTTGTTAACAAAGAGATAGGCCGAGCCACAATCTCCATTAACGGTGAATCCAGACACTCCAAGTCCTCCTACTTCAACTCTGTATGATCCTGATCCAGGATTAAGTGACTTGAGTGATGTTCTAGTTTCTCCAACTGCGTAAGTTAGAGTGACTCTATTTCTCTCAGCGTTGAAAACTGAAACGACAACAGGAATATTAGAAGTCTGTCTTTGCAATAGTTTTGCAAATGCCTCTTCGGATATTATGTGATCAACTATGTTCTTGTGTGCTTGGTAGTGTCTATCCGTGATCTCAAATACACACAGATCTTGTTC